CGATCTGAGGAACTTTCAGACGGCCTCGTTTATACGGTCGCCCAGATCGCGAAGCTCCTCGACGCGATCCAAGCCCCGTGACAACGGGGCAACGCTACCGAAAGGAAAGCCTCTGCGCTACTCATTAGCGGGCGCCTGCGCGCTCATAATCACGCTGCTACTCATTCTCGTCTTCGCCTGCGATGCGGGGGCTGAGAGCAAACCGCTCAACTGGCAGCGAACACATCTAGTAAAGGCGCGGCGCGCGACTCACGCCTGCGAACTCGCCCGGTACGTCAAGCAAACTCCGTCCGACCATGCCGAGCGGTCTCACTCTCTCGCCTACCTTGACCAGACTCGCCGGGTCTGGAAAGCGCGGCACGCGAACTGCGAACAACGTCTTGTGAAAGATCAAGCACGTTGGAAGCGCGATCCGGTAGGACACGCGAAGCAGATCGCCCACTATCTGCTCAGACTGAAAGGTTGGTCGGATCAGTTCTGGGCGCTTGATGGAATCATCGTGCATGAGTCGAGCTGGATCGTGTGCCGACACTACCCGTCTACCACCAACTGCAACTACACCGGCCCGAACGCATACGGGATACCGATGGCCCTACCTGGATCGAAGATGGCAAGCTACGGAGCAGACTGGCGGACGAACCCCGAGACGCAACTGCGCTGGATGATCCTCTGTTACATCCCCAACCGCTACGGCGATCCGATCAGCGCCTACCGGTATCGCATGGCGCACGGCTCGTACTAGCGCGTACAGGCCGACTGGTATTCGTTCGGGAGATTCTCGCGAGTCCATTGCCGGGCAAGGCGGCTAGCTCGAGCGGCCGTTGCCCGTTTCGCCCCGAGAGCGCGAGCAAATATCGGAACGTCTGTAAGTCCCCGGCAGGTACTCCGCGCTTCGTCCGCGTCCTGGTGGCCTATGTGTTCCGCTTCATGAGCGAGCACGAGAAAGGCGCCGACATAGTCCATCGCACCCTTTCCGCCCCTATAACCCCACGTCGTTACCCTGAGACCCGGAAGGCGGGGGTGACGCGCGAAGCGATTCAGGTCGACGCACTCGGAGGCGTTCACTCGGATGACGCGCTGAGCGATCAGCGCCTCGCCGACGCGATCCCGGCCAATGTCGTTCTGGCACTTCACCGTCACCGGCCCGCCAGCCATGAGCACAACCTGAGCAAGCACTATCGGGGCGAGCTGGATCACTGGGGACTCGCGTCTGTTACGAGGTTAGATGAATTAACCGAGACATTCCAAGTCTGAGCAGAGTCTGGATCGCTCGCAGGATAGACCACGCACATGAAAAGGTCCAGCCCGTCTTGGGTGAACTGTGCGTCGCTGCAACTACCGACCTCTCCTCGACCCCCTAGATAAGTTGCTAGCGCAGATGCGACCGCCGCGTCCCTATTCTCTCCCGAACCGGAACACCCGTAACTGATAGCCAAGATGGGGATCGCAACGGCCAGGACGGCGGCTATCAGGTAACGGCGGCGAGTCATTCCTCCTGATCTTCCTCCCCCGTTCGAGTGTTTGCAAGTGGCAAGGAACCTGTTAGCCTCGCCCGTGTGACGGGGAGCCGCACCCCGGAGGAGGAACTTGAGTCGCTGTATCGACGGCTCACGGCTACTTGCCTCCTCGTCGTTGAGCTCGAGCGGGATTACCAAGCTCTTTGCGAAGCGCCTGAATCTCCTCAAGCATCTCTGCTTGCGTTTCCTGGACGGCGGCGAGGATCTGAGCGAACTCCTCGCGGGGCTCCTTCACGTCCACGAAGTAACTGATCGGCTGTTTCAGCGCATCCGCGATCAGTTCGAGCTTGGAGAGATCGGGTTCGTGCCGGCCGGTCTCCCAGCGCGAAACAGTCACCGGCTCGACGTGCAGCGCCACGGCTAGGTGCTTCTGCTTCCAGCCGCGCTCATCGCGGGCCTGCTTGATTTTCGCTCCGAGCATCTTCTTATCCAAGGCCAACCTCGCTCCTGCCTGTTCCAGGTACTTGACAGGAAGTCTGCGGATTTTGGCTAGATGTTCGGTAGCCGTTGGATGTTCTTGACATGACATAGCTATATGTGTATAGTCGTCTACTAGATGAGATCTGTCAAGCACCCATTCGGGCGTCGGCTAAGAGAAATGCGGCTCAAGCGGGGATTCTCTCAGGAAGACCTCGCACGCCTCGCCGACGTTTCGTGGATCACGGTCTCTCGGTGGGAGCGCGGCAAGTCCGAGCCTTCGCTGGCGACACTCCGCAAAGTCGCCGCCATTTTCAGTGTCGACCCGAGCGAGTTACTGGAAGAGGACAAGGCCGCATGATCGCCACTCTCATCATCGGCGCTTGCATCGGCATCGCTGGCAGAGAACTTGTCGCCTGGGCTATCCGCAGGCACCGCGAGAACCGAGAGATCGCAAGGCGCTACTGGGATCGGCAAAGGGGATGGCGGCTGTGACCACCCGCGCCGCAACCCCCGTTCGCACGATCGCCCAGTGGGACAACGAGTACGGCATGGACGTGCGCGAACTGGTCAACCACCTGGAGGAGTTCGTGGCGAACGAACCTAGCGCGCAGATCGAGATCACGATCGGTAACGGCATTCGCCAGCCGGTCAGAAATCTCACCGTCAAGTCAAACGGCCGCTTCACCTGGATCGAGTTGACGGACGAATGAGCGGAGGCCGCCCATTCTGCCCGAGGCGTTTTCGCAATCTCGCGATTCACTTTCTCAGTGAGTGCCGGCAGGGCGGGGTCGATCCGCGCGATCTTTGGGAACTCATGTTTGCAAGCGATATGAAGGCTTATCTGGAAACCGGACGATCTATAACCGGAACCGCGTGGGTTAAAACACCAGACGGAGTGCGCCCAAGACGGCGCGGAGAAAGGCCCACCCCTTGACCCCGCTCGCCTCCTGGGTCGTCGTCGGGACTGCGCTCGGTATCGCTGCACTCTGCGCCCTCGTACTAGCCCGAGCGCTTTGGAGATGGCCGTGAGCGGCCCGGATCGCAAAGAGCGCATCCGCCGTCACGTGGCTGGCGTAGCTGCGCTGCGCGAACTCTTCGGTTGGACTCCCGAGGAAGACGCTCGCTTGCAGAAAGAAAAGCACGCCTTCTTCCCACGTAAAGAACGGCAGCGCAGACGCGAGCGCAACCGTATTGCTCGCGCGTCGCGCAAGGGGAATAGGCCGTGAGCTGGATCTATGACATCGGCAAGCGCTGGGAGTTCGGCTGCTGGCTTTACCACCGTGGCTACTTCCACAACCAGGGCGACATGCTGGCCTACTTCCACGATCCGCTCAAGTGGCTTGACGATCAGCCGGATAACACGTTCCGCGCCGACTATGAGCAGGAGTTGGCCGCGTGAACGTGCTCTACTGGATCGCCGCGCTCCTCTTCGGCCTCGTCGTCTATATCGGTCTCGGGTATGCGATCGGGGCGCTGGTCTGATGGCCGCCATGACATACGAGGAGAAGTTGGAGAAGACTCGCCAGTGGCGGAAGCGGCAGGCACGCGAAACCCGCATCTCGATCTGTCGGATATGCGGCGAGACGTTGCGCCGGCTGACCGACGATGGTCTGTGCGGATTTTGCAGGCAAGGCATCCCGCCCGATGAGACTAGTCCGAATTGGAGGAGCGCGGCATGACCGATTATCTAAGAAAGATCGCCCTCGTTCGCTACAAACGCGAATGGTGTGTCTGCTTCATCGAGACACCAGACAGGCACATCTGCTTCGGCCCCGCGCCTTACGGGGGGAAGAACTTAAAAGAGGCCGAAGAGAGCGCCCGGCGGTTGGCGGGCAAGTGGGACTTTGAGTATGTCGGACGCCTCGACAAGTACGAGGGCGCGGCGTGAACCTCGCCGATCGCATCGTCGCGTACCTCGCCGAGCATCCGTGGGCGCATTGCGACGAGATCGCTCGCGGGCTTCGCACCCGGACGGAGGGCGTTCGGATGGTGCTGAAGACTGACGCGCGCATCACAGATCGCAAGGGTTCTCCGCGTGGCCGCGAATACGCGCTCGTAACTGCGCAGGAACGCTCAGGACGCATTGCGGGGTCGAACCGGGCGAGCCGTCTGTATCGCGTCCTGCGTGACAGGAAAGCCCACACGCGCAGAGAGATATTCGATCGCGAAGGGTTCCTACTTACAAATAACGCGGCTGCTGAGTTGCGCGCCGATCTCGAGGCTGACGGACTCGGCGTGGTCTTCGATTGCAAGGCTGACAGTTATCAGATCATCTCACTAGACGGGGAGGTGGAAGAGGGCGGTAACGACGCAACGAGTAGTCCGGTTGCTGACGGGATGGACTCCGGGCCGCCCTCTTCGACTTCCTCGCAACTTGGCCCCGCCGAGGCAGAGCGCGAAAGCGACTGGAGTGGTGGGCGAGGCAAGGGGTGGCCTGCTAGCGGCCACGCGGTAGGCGGGGCCGAACCTTCGATGTGTGTTACCTCCTCCCCGCCGGAGTTTGCCCATAAGTCGGTACTGGCGACGTCCGGCGATGCAGCTCCGGCGGGGACGGCTCAACTCGATCTTGGATTGGAGGCCGCATGACCGCTCGCGATCTACCCAGCGCGATTCGCGTCTCATTCTCCTGCGGCCCGTGGAGCGGTTACAAGAACTGCGCTCGCTGCGGGAAGCACCGTCACTGTCGGGGTCAGAACCCGTCGAGCCTGATCTGCCTAGCTTGCTACGAGGCGCTTGAGCACGAGTGGCCCGACTACAAGGGAGAGGGGACGGCGGCGTGACCCTCGGCATCCTCACCATCCCCGCCGTTGAATATCACGCTGACAAGATCGCGGATCAGCCTTCGCTCTCGGCCTCTCTCGCGGCGACGATCTGTAGCTCCTCCCCCCTGCACGCATGGGCTGAACACCCGCGCCTGAACCCCGATTTCAAGCGAGAGGAGCGATCTGGTTGGGATATCGGCACGGCGGCCCACGCCCTCCTACTAGAAGGCGTGGCAGCCGTCGACGTGATCGAAGCGCCGGACTGGCGATCGAAGGGCGCGCAACTCGCCCGCGAAACTGCCCGCGCCGAAGGCCGGATCGCGCTACTCGCAAAGCATTACGACGGCGTGCAGGCGATGGTGGGTGCGGCGAAGATTCAGCTTTCCAACCTAGACATCGACCCGCAACCTTTCACGGACGGTAAGCCCGAGCAGACTTTGGTTTGGGAGGAAGACGGCGTTACCTGCCGAGCTCGCCTCGACTGGTTACGCGATGACCGCGCGGCGATTGAGGACTACAAGACGACCAAGGGGTCAGCCAACCCGGGTTCGTGGACGCGCACTCTCTACCAGATCGGCGCGGACATTCAGGCGGCGTTCTACTTGCGCGGACTCCGGGCGATTGAAGGTGCCGAGGCCGAGTTCCGCTTCATCGTGCAGGAAACCTACGCGCCCTACGCCCTGTCCGTCGTCTCGCTCGACTACGCGGCGATGCAACTAGCCGATCGCAAGGTCGAGTACGCGCTACGAACTTGGAAGCGCTGTCTAGAGGAAGATCACTGGCCGGGCTATTCGTCTCAGGTCTGTGTGGCCGAGTTGCCTGCGTGGGAACAGACGCGCTGGTTGGAGCGCGAAGCGATGAACGAAGCGATGGCATACGTCGATCCGGGCGATGAGGTCCCTTTCTAATGGCCCCTGCTCGTACGTGTGACTGCGGTGAGTGCCGAAAGTGCAAGCACCGCACTTACATGAATGGCTATTACCTCCGCAATGCTGAGCGTATTCGTGAAACGGCCAGAAGCACGCGCATAAGGCGGTTAGAAGAAGCACGGGCTTACGACCGCAAGCGAAGTAAGAGTCGCAAGCCGCTGCCCGAGAAGGTGCGAGCCAAAAATGCCGTCAACCACGCGATAGTTGCGGGAGTCATCGAGAGGAAACCGTGCGAGGTTTGCGGCAATCCGCTCTCGGAAGGACACCACGAGGATTACACCCAGCCGCTAGATGTTCTTTGGCTGTGCCGAACCCACCATATGGAGAAACATCGGAGGATTGCAGCATGAGCTTCCACTTTGAGCCAGCCAAGCGTGTGAACACCCCGCTCACCATAGGGTTAGCTGGGCCGACGAAATCCGGCAAGACGCTGAGTGCGCTCCGGCTCGCGGTCGGACTCGCGCAAGGTGGCCCGATCGCCATGATTAACGCTGAGGGGCCGAAGGGGCATCAATACGCGGATCAGTTCGACTACCTCGCCACTGAGATTCAGCCGCCTTATCGGCCAGCGCGCTACACGGAAGTTCTCCAAGCCGCGCTCGCAATCAACCCCGCCGTCGCAATCATCGACTCCATGTCGCACATGCACGACGGCCCTGGGGGGATGTTGGAGTTCCACGACGCCGAACTCGACCGCCTCGCAGGACAAGACTTCAAGGCCCGCCAGCGCTCTACCTGGTCGGCGTGGATCAAGCCAAAGGCTGACGAGAACGAGTTCATCTACACGGCGCTCGGCGCAGGCTGCCACATCATTCTGTGTTTCAGGGCGAAAGAGAAACTGCGTCTCGTCAGGGGGAAAGATCCCGAGAACCTCGGCTACCAAGCGATAGCGAGCGACCGGATTACCTTTGAGACGCTGTTCACGCTTCTGCTGCCGCCCCACTGTAAGGGCGTCCCTGATCTGGCGCTCTCCGAGATGCGCGAACCCTTCGACACGATCATCCCGGCCGGGAAGCAACTCAGCGAAGAAACAGGTGCAGCGCTCGCCGCTTGGGCAGCCGGCGGTAAGAAGAAGGCCGCGAAAAGTTCGGAGGCGGATAGTCCTGCCCCAAGGACGACAAGGCAAGCGCCAGCCGGGGAGCAAGCTGGGCCTTCCGCCTCCGACAATCCTTTCGCCGATCAGGAAGCCGAGCTGTTCCGCCTCGCTGACATTCTCGAAAATGGCGAGAACGTCCGAGGGCTGGCAGTGAGTCATAAAAGCAAGGAGACCGGCGAGTGGTATCGCCAGTGGCTCGAGCGATCAATCGCCGGAGCTCTCAAGAAAGTGGATGCCAACAAACCGGCCGAGTCGGAACCAGAGCCGCCCGTCGACGGTGAGCAGGAAGAGATGTTCAAGACGCCCGCGCTGAGGGCCGACGAATGAGACATTCATGGGGCGAGCGAAGTTCGGTTACCGTCGAGGCGATGCGTTGTCTCGCCTGCGCGGCAGTCGATTTCGACGGATCGCGGGTTAACGAATCCTGCCCCGGCGAAGTTCTCTGCGTGGCGTGCAAGCAACCACTAGACGAGTATCGCTACTGCTCGGTTTGCGGGAAGACCGCGCCGATCGTGGAAGGCGAGGCAGCGTGACTACCCCCGTCTCAGTGTGGGGGCCAGCGTTCGAGCAAGCCGGTTTCCCCTGGTTGAAGACCTTTCCAATCGAGGACGTGTTCGAGGGGCCGATGCAGGACTACCGGATTCAGGGCACGTTTAGGTGCAAGTTGTGTGAAGCGACGCGACTCAAGCGCGCCGAGCTTGAAGCCCACGCTAGGCATCACAAGTTCGAGTACCGCCAGTGGGTAGCCGATCAGAAGACTGCTGAGAAGGCACAGTTGGAGGTGGGGGCGGCGTGACGACCAAGCCTTACACGACCGGGACGGGGCAGGTGCTTCGCGGCGTTCACCCTAAGAAGGAGTGCCGAGGTAGACCCTGTGTAATCCACAACCCTAGCGACCACCACATGAAAGATTGGCCTACCAATTGGCGGGATGGTGGATGGTTCGACGTAAAGCCGCCACACATGGAGCGGATCTGCCCTCACGGGATCGGGCATCCCGATCCTGACGATATGGCCTATCTGGGCGCAGACGTTATCGGCGTTCATGGCTGCGACGGTTGCTGTTCGGGGGATGCTGCATGACCACCCTTGCGCCCACCCCCCCGATCGAGCAAGATGCGGTTACGCGCGATGCTCGCCATCACTCGGCGGCAGCCTGGCGCGAAGTGGCTACTTGGCTGGCGTTCCTAGCTCTTGAAGGAAAAGCCCTTCGCACTCTCGACGATTACGAGCGGACGATCGCTGCGCTGCTACTGGCGTTCCCCGACAAAGCTCTCCCCGACTTCACGGACGCCGAGCTTACGCGCTTCCTGATGACCTTCCCGCAGCCGAGCCGCCGGATACGCCGAGCGCACCTAGCAAGTCTGTTCAAGTGGGCGCTCTTGCAAGACCGGATCGACTGGAATCCGATGACCAAGATTCCGAATCCGAAGCGGAACGCCCAGCGGGTCATAACAGTTTTCGAGGACGCCGAGATTGAGCTGCTGACCGGACTCCCCTCCCCCGACGGCGCTCTCTTCCTGATCCTGCTCGACGGTGGACTTCGCAAGGGCGAGGCCCGCAGACTCCGCGTGCGCCACGTCAACCTCGAACGGCGCACCCTCACCGTCTACCGGGGCAAGGGATCGAAGGATCGCGTCGTCCCGATGACTGAGCGGCTGACAAACGCGCTAGCCGATCTGATGATCCTCGAAGGACTGAACCGGGATGACTACTTCTGGTACTGCCGACCGGGTGGTGGCGAGAAGCAGCACAACCGGGAACTCGTAGAGAGCGCGTGGCATCGCTGGTACGTGCGCTCACTCGAATCCGCAGGCATCCCCTACCGAAACCCGCATACGACTCGTCATACCTGCGCGACCCGCTGGCAACGCTGGGGACTGAACCTTGAGGAGATCCAACGGCTGCTCGGTCATGCCTCGATCCAGACGACCAGTGACCTGTACCTGCACCTAGATGTCGAGGACATCGCACTCCACATGGCGACGATCATGAGAGAGAGGGCGAGATGAACACCGATGCCTGCAGGGAAATCTACGACATCCTGGTGGCGGTGTGCCATGCGCCAGACTCGGTTAGTGACCGCCTCCAATTCCGGCACTTCTGGGACGGCGGTGGGAATGAATACCGCTTCGGCGGCTCTCTCGGCTTCGGCGGCAAGTTCTGGCGCGCCAACTATGTCCCCTGGTCGGTTAGTTGTTACCGAGAAGATGAGACGCCGAAGCGACTGGAGATCATCGCGCGAACGAATGAACAACTCGCGTGGCTGCAGGATGGGGGCCAGTGATGGCGGCGATCATGGAGGCGCATGGTGGCTGAGAAACTGAAACAGGAGTTCACCCAGGACGAGATCGCGGCCATCCGGCACGCCTTCTTTGCCCTCGTAGATGCAGTTGGCGAAGACATTAGACCCGCACACTTAGCGCTTGCCCGGAAGATCACAAAAGACGCTGAGAAACTCTGGGGCATCCATTACGAGATGAAGTTTTAATGGTCTTCGCGGTCGTTTATACGGTGATCGTGTTTGGTGCCGCTTTTATCGCCGCCGTGGTTAGTGCCGCACGAGGCCCCAGGTGACCCCTTCGCGTATCGCGTCTCGTCGGGTGGAATACCTTTATCGGAACGCGATGCCGGTAATGGGGAGTCCGTACGATACCCCTGACGGTCACGGGGCGGCTTTCTCTTCAGCGCAAGTCCAGGCGGCGAGAGAAGCATTGCGCTCTTACCAACTTGGGCATACGCATTTACTCACTTTCCTATCCTCCCTGGAGCGAGTTCTGACATCCAAGATCATGGAAGCGCACGGGGAATGAAGCTCAAGCACGTATTCGGAGATCCCGACGCTGGTGCGGTGCGTCAGATTGAGACGTGCCTGCAAGATGAACGCGCTGTTGCGGGCGCTCTTATGGCCGACCATCACCTCGGTTACTCCATGCCGATCGGCGGCGTCGTCGCTTACAAGGGCGCGATTTCTCCGTCGGGCGTCGGCTTCGACATCGCCTGCGGCAACAAAGCCGTAAGAACGAATGTCCCGGTAGCCGAGCTGCTGGGCACGGGGCCGATCCTACGCGCGATTGCAGATCGGGTCGCCTTCGGACTCGGGCGTAATAACTCCGACCCGATTGAGCACTCCGTCCTTGAAGACGAGCGGTGGAAGATCATCGACGGGCTAGACCCGAAACTCCGCGAGGCAGCTCGCGTTCAACTCGGGACAGTTGGATCGGGCAACCATTATGTAGACCTTCTCTCCGACGAGGATGGTTGGCTCTGGGTTGCCTGTCACTTTGGCTCAAGAGGATTCGGGTACAAGGTTGCCTCCGGCTTTCTCAGCATCGCGACTGGTAAGACCTTCACCGATCGCATACCGGAATCAGAAGACCCCGCCGTACTCGATATCGGCACGCCTTCGGGAGACACCTACCGCGAACTTATGGAGCTGGCCGGGGACTATGCCTATGCCGGTCGAGACTACGTGATAGAGCAAGTACTTTCAGTGCTCGACAACCCAGAGGTAACAGAGTCCGTCCACTGCCACCATAACTACGCCTGGTTTGAGGACGGTCTATGGATCGTTCGCAAGGGCGCAACGCCGCTGACAAGCGAACCCGAGTTCATCGGTGGCAGCATGGGCGACATCTCAGTGATCGTTTCGGGGACGGGTGAGGACATTGGAGCACTCGGCTCTGCACCGCACGGAGCTGGTCGTCTGATGAGCCGCACGAAGGCTGCGGGGAAGTTCAAGAAGCAGACAGTCACTCGCACGGCACCGGACGGGTCAACGTACACAAAGAAAATCCGTGTCCGCGACAAGTCCACGGCGCTTATCGACTTCGATGAGGTTAAGAGCGAACTAGCGCAGCGGGGTGTCTCGGTCTGGGGCGCTGGCGCAGACGAAGCCCCAGCCGTCTACAAAGACCTCCGCACGGTTCTCTCGCAGCACTCGAATATCGAAGTCAAACACACCCTCACCCCCATTGGCGTTGTCATGGCGGGCGAGGACATCTTCGACCCCTTTAAGGACTGATGTGAATCTAAGGCGCGTACCTGAATCGAACAGGTGTACCGGGCTTTGCAGGCCCGTGCATAACCGCTCTGCCAACGCGCCACGGGGGAGAGCTTACCGATGAGCCGCAAACTCCACCATCTCCCCACGGGTGGGGCGGTCATCTTCGATCATGGGATTGAACTTCGCCTTTTCAGTTACCGCCTCTCAATCGACCTAACTTGGCATGGGATTAGCCGCTCGCACTTGGCCCGAATCAGAGATTGGGGCTTCAAGGAGTGGGCCTACGACTGCTGGGATCGGGCCTACGGTAACAACCGAGAGTTTCTGATGAGAGAAGCCACTTGGAAAGAACACCTCGTCGGGTGGTTCTATAAACGCCTCGTAAATCCGACCACCCCGGACTCGAAATGAAAAGCGCCTGCTTAGCTGGATATCGGCGGAAATCCGGACCTCTAACTGCTGTTCGGGTGCTCAGTGCTGATTGCCCAGTTCGGAGTCTGGACTGATGGGCGGACACACCGCTATCGAGGCTGAGTTCCGCTCGAAGTGCGCTGTCTGTGGCGAGTGGATCGAAGAGGGCGACGAGATCATCTGCGATGAGGACGGCGACTGGATTCATTCCGATTGCGAAGAACCACCTTATCCCGGCATGGTCAGAACGGCGCACGGGTGGTCTCGTCCATGTTCTCTCTGCAACTCAACTAACTTCGGTAATCCCTGTTCTAAAAGTGAGGATGGTTATCACAAATGAACGCTTCGCGCTTCCCCGGTCTCTCACCCGCCCTCATCCTATTGGCTGACAACATCATTCATTCAGATGACTGCTCTTACGAGTCGCCCGATCTAGAAGTAGGCGATCCGGGTGTCGATTGCGATTGTTATGTCGAACAGTTCTATGGATTCCTAGCAAGCGAATTAACCCGCCTAGAAAGGCTCTCCAATCACGGCGATCCCGAGACGATCCAGGCGATTGTCAGCGCGCTACCAGATTATCCGCGCGGGCGCACTGTTGTGGAATACGCCACCCATGTTTCTAAGGCGTTTATAGAGGCGATGCTCGGCCTTAGAACTATAGCCACTCAATGCGAGCCTGGTCCTGCGCGACGTATAGCACGATCTGCTTGGGTGACGTCTGAAGCGCTGGTCTCTCATCGCATACTAAATGAGTCCGACATCGATTTCTCACCGTTATTGAAGCCCGTGGAGTGGAAAGACGAAGCGGGCGAAGTAGAGCAGGATGAGGTATTTGGGGAGGATATGTGCGACCACCGTTGCGGTCGGGTCGCAACCCGCTACCGCCGCGATGGTCGTCCTCTCTGCAAGCCTTGTTACGACGCCGAGGATGGCGTAACGAATGACCCTGATGCTTGCCTAGTCTGCGACGCCCGCGATGATTGACGTTTCATCCGCCGCGCTTCACGGTGTCTGCCCGACCTGCGAGGGACATGGCGGCGCAGAGGATGACTCATGTTGTTGGGATAACCCGAACTGCGCCGGTTCCTGCCCAAAGTGCTGGTGCCCTGGTTGCCATGACGGTTTGAGTGGGCCCGGGCCGAGCCCAATAACAGGCGAGAGAGCATTTGGTTCCTACGCGGCTTACCTTTTCGTGCAGTCACTAGCCGTAGATCAGAACCAGCTCGGGTTAGGTGATGAGGAATGACCGCAAGAAGGAAATGTAGGAAGCACTGGTACTTCATCACCACGTTTTATTGCCCGGTCTGCGCCAGCGAAGAGGTTTTCCGAGAGCGGCGATACGGGCGTAAGCCTAAGTGGTGGGGCGAGTGCCACGAAATAATCGACAGATGGGACGGGTGTAATGCGTTCTGAGATTACAGCCTCAGCTACAGAATGCGCTCAGCGGATGATCTTCGCGGACAATGGCACCGCTGCCGTGATCGTGATTCTCAACGGTCCAGATGAGGCAGTGATCCTCAAGAATCGCTATGGACCGATAGGGCGAATGCCCATAGAGACGATCGCTGCATTCTTCTCGACCGTGGAGACGAATTACCCCGAGAGCCGACCTGTTCTTTACGAGATCGTTCCTGGGGAGGATCTGGGGGGCCGCCCATGCCCGGGGCTTCAGATGGGGCCAGAGGCCGGACATGGCGAGGTCCACCGAGGGGGTTGTTGCTCGCGCTGGGCTGCATCGAAAGAGTGCTCTCCCTCCGTCACCCCCTCTAGCCCGGAGGCTGAGAGATGAGCGCGGCGCGGAGACGTTATCGCGTCTACTGCTCTCAATTTGCGTCATGCCGGTGGGCTGGATACCGGGTTGCCGAATCGATAGAGGCAACCCGCGCGAAGCCGTGTCCTCGGTGCGGCAAAAAGGTGAGCGCGTGACCCCCTCTAGCCGAGAGGACGAGAGATGAGCGAGCGGAGCGAGAGAATTGAGAAAGCAGCGACCAGCGCCGAACGCGAATTACACGACTGGCTGAGATACCTTCCCCGCAATTATGTCGGTAAGCCTCTCACCCAGAGCGACGTATCGCTGGTTGCCATCGCCGCGAATAACTTGCGGGATGCCCTGAAAGACCGGAGAAAACACGCATGACCCTCCCCCTCCACCAGCACGGGAAGGAGAACTCGTGAATGCAGTACGCAAAGCTCTGAACAATGTCGGGCGGCACACTTGCGGTACTGGCGTCAGAGATGACGAGCGCCTATTCGCTTGGATGGAGGCTGTCACGAGCGAGATTGAGCGGCTTCATCGGCAACTCGGAAGTCACGCGCATCCAATAAGCGGGATGCCTTCCTACGGCACCCCGCAACCGAATCCGAGAAGGAGACAGGCGAATGAACCTAGGGCGTTTTGAGGTGAGACTTTCCCGAGCGCGCTTTGGCTATCGCTCGGAGTGGAATTACGGATCGACTTCTCGATATCGGTATGTCAACCTCGGGCGCGTCAACGTTGCGTGGAGACGCCGGATCCGAGAAGGAGAGTACGTGATGAAGAGGCCGTTTCAGTGGCGATGGCAAAGTCGCGCCGATTCCCTATCTCCGTGGTGTATCGGAGGAAGCTACAAAACGGCGGACGCTCGGGATAGAGGAATCGAAAAGCAGCGCCTGCCTTTCCTGCTTCTCATCCAAGTCGAACTCCGCGACTCCCCCTCCGAACCCTGGCGAAAATGGAAGAGCGAGTGATGCGGGTAAAGCGCTATCGGAACACAGAACAGACTTTCTGGGAGAGGGTCTCAAGGGGCGACCCCGACGGGTGTTGGCCTTGGCTCGGTTGGAAAGACGGGGAAGGTTATGGAACGTTCTGGATAGACGGTCGCTACCACAGGGCTCATCGCTTCGCCTACGAACTCCTGGTCGGCCCAATCCCCGAGGGTCTACAACCCGATCACCTCTGTCGCAACCACGCCTGTTGTAATCCCACACATCTTGAGCCGGTTACTCAGCGCGAAAACATCTTGAGAGGATTTAGCCCAACGGCAATTAACGCGCGGAAGACTCACTGCGCGAAGGGTCATCCTTACGACGATAAGAACACCCGGATTGACAAGCACGGCTGGCGTAGTTGCCGCATATGTAAAGCGGGCAATCTCCGTCGGCTGCGCCGCAGACGTAGAGAAGATAAGGAGATGACGAAGTGAGCGCCGATGAATTGATTGAGCGTTACGTACCTGGCGGTAGTTACCCGGACGGTTTACCCGCGAACGTGCTCGAATTGCTCCACGCTTACCGTCGAGAATACACCGCCCTCGCCGCCCAACTCAAAGCCGCACAAGATCGTGTCCAGGAACTTATCGACTCCAATGCGCGGTTGATCGAACAGAAGGCAGCCGAGAAAGAGCGGAGAGAGGCTGCGGAGGAATTGGGCGAAGCTCAGGACGGTTTGCTCGTTGCCTACCGGCTCGGAAGTCCGCGAGCCGCTGACAAAGTTCTCGATCGTCTTACCCGTGCTCGCGCCCACTTCGCCGAGTACCAAGGGAGTGAGAATGATGGCTGAAGAGACGGGGTACGTAGTGATTTCTCGTATCGGCCGGTTTCCGCCACACACTTTTGGGACATTCATCTACAGCCTTGGGCGGGCGAAAGAAGTAGCTGAGGAGAATAACCGACGGAAGCTCCGGGACGTTCGCTACACCGTCGCCCGCGTCACTGAGGAGGAGAAGTGAGCGAACACTGTCTCGATTGCTCGGAGGAATACTTTGATCTCGGTATCTATCGCGTCTCGGATGAACTCTGGGCGCAACTTGCACCCGAATGGTCGCCGCACGGTCTTCTTTGCCCGAAGTGTTTAGAGAAACGGGCCGAAGCGCGCGGGGTGACTCTCTACTGGGAATCGTCCGCTGGCGAGTTTCCAACACGCGTCCTCAAGCACGCCGTCAGCCGGATGTTGCGAGCGCTGGATCGAATACAGCGCCTCCGTTACTGGAGCGACACGGAGACGATCACATGGGCCATCTCGCGCTCGAACTGGAGCGTTCTGGTGGCCGCACGTTACCGCGCCCTAGTCGAGGAACTACTAGGAGGCAAGCCATGAGCTACGACCTCCAACATGGTCTTGAGGTTGCGCGAAGGTGCCCCGATGAGTTGTGGATCGTGGGGTTACTCCATGACGCGATTGAGGACGGCGCGGCAAGTCAAGAGCAATTGGCGCAAGGACTCGGCTCCTACATGCTAGAGACGCTGGTCATTCTCAGCCGGACGAAGGAAGAGACGTACTGGGATTACATTCAGCGCGTCGCCACTGACCCCGCTGCGCGTCTCGTCAAAATCGCCGATCTCGAAGCCAACCTCGCTCGCATGGATGAAGCGCACGAATCTCTACGGCCACGATATGAGAAGGCCCTACGCCTCCTGGGTGAGCGCGGGGGGAAGGCGTGAACGCCGAGACGCGAGAGTACGCGCGACAGGCGGTTGACCGGAAGGTACGCGAGAAGATCGCCGGGTCAACACTAACCCGCCGCGAGATACGCAGGCAGTTCCTTGATAATGGGTTGAGCGTCGAGCAGATCGTTAGCCTCACTGGTTATCGACCGTCTGAGGTCAGGATGGCGCTGCGCGGACTCCCCGGTGGATACGACTTCCCCGCACCGCTGAAGCCGCAAGATCGCGGTAAGGGCCGTAGATCGCTTGCGCTACCGGCGAAGGTGAAGGTTGCTCCCGACGCTCGCTTCACCTGCGAACTAGTCGAGGACGGCATATTTTATCGGCGCGTTGAGGGCGAGGCAGCGTGACTGAGGCTGTCTTTCAGAAGACCGTTATCGCTGCCGCCCGAGCATTGGGCTGGCGCGTTGCCCACTTCAGACCCGCGCAGAATCAGAAGGGTAAGTGGATGACACCCGTCCAGGCCGACGGCGCAGGCTTCCCCGATCTCGTCCTCTGTCGTGACCGCGTGATCTTTGCCGAGCTCAAAGCGCCAGGTCGGCAGTTGAGTCCTCACCAGGTCGAGTGGGCCGAGGCGATCCACAAAGCCGGTGGCGAGTTCTACTGCTGGAAGCCGAAGGACTGGGGCGAGATCGAGGCCGTGCTGAGGCGAGCGGCATGAAGTACGCCCTCCACGATACGCAGCGCCGCAACACGGCACAGAGTCATCTCACGTGCTCGAGCTGTCAACGTCACGGCGGCGGCGGACTCTATCTGTCGCACACGATCGACGAGAATCTCAACATCGTGGACGTTCGGCTGCTCTGCGCGCCGTGCCGAGCTCGGATGCGCTACACGACGTTCTACTCGGGTCGCGGGGAGATGGTGAGCGCGTGAGCGATAAGAAGTACCGGACGATCGTTGCCGACCCACCGTGGCCTTCGCCGTTCGGAAAGTTGGGCGCATCTCATCGCGCGAACCCCCTAGCGCATTACGACACAATGACGTTGGAAGCAATCGGCGCTCTACCCGTTCGCTCATTGGCGGAGGATGACGCGCACCTGTATCTCTGGGTGATGAATAGCAACGTGCCCGAGGGCTGGTGGATAGCGCAAGCGTGGGGCTTCCGACCTCTCACGATGCTGACGTGGTGCAAGACGCAACCGGGCGTCGGGCAGTGGTTCCGTAATAACACCGAGCACGTCCTGTTTTGCACTCGCGGGGCGGTGCTACCTCGCAAGGCTATTCCTACGTCGACCTGGTTTGTGGTCAAGCGCGGCGCGCACAGCGCGAAGCCGGATTCCTTCTACGACCTCGTGGAATCCGTAAGCGACGGCCCGTATCTGGAAATGTTCAGCCGCCGTAATCGTTTCTCCTGGGATACCTGGGGGAACGAATGTTTTGAGCACGTCGACCTAAGCGGCACAGAAATGGACGCGGCGTGAGCACCCGCTGGATCGTCATTCCGAAGTGGGGGGAGTTTCAACATTACAGCGATCGTGACCCCGCCTGGATCAAGAATTACAAGAGCCAACTGCACGACGATGACTACCTCAAATTGACGTTGACGCAACGAGGGGCGCTCCACGGAATACGACTTTTGTATGCGGCCAGCGACGAAAAGTTGCTTGGGGATACGAGGGCGCTCAGTCGTAAGCTCAACGGACGTATCACGAACGAAACACTAAAAGCGCTCAACCATGCGGGTTTCATACGGTTTTCTGCTAGCAAGCCGCTAGCATCACGCTATCAAGCTGCTAGCCCAGAGAAGAGGAGAGAAGAGAAGAAAACGCGCGCGAAGAAAATGAGGAAAGGGGCAGTCCTCGAAAGCGCTCAGAAGTATGTCAAGGAAGAAGCGCCGTTCAAAAGCGACAAGGCGCTACGCAAGCGAGTCGGCTCCGAGTTCGGGCTGGTTGGCGACGAGCTCGAGAGCGTGATGACGCTAGCCGCTCAAGTACGATCGAAAACAGAAGGGCCGACAGATGCCGATATTCCGTTCTGAGGAGGAAGCATGATCGAACGTATCGAACTGCTGATAGAGGCGGCACCGAGCGTATACACCGGGTCAAGGGCTTGCGGTCCTTTCTACATCCACGCTCGCCAACTCTTTCCGCTGATGCTGGACGTGTTGAAGGCTGTAGAGCTGCGAGTTAAGGACGAGAGTAGCTTTGTCCAATTCTGGAACGACCTAGAGAAAACAACTAAAGCCCTTGACGCCTACTGCTCCGAGCACCTATCGGAGGGGGGAAAGGGATCGTGACTCAACTCTGTGACAAGTGCGGGAAGGAAGCGGCGACCGAGTTGATTCGAATCCGCAGGTATCCGAAGTGGCTGGGGCGCAATTTTGAGCTCTGCGACTCCTGCGCCAAGCCCGTTATCGACCTACTAGAGAAGAAAACGTAATAGTACGATGACCACTAGACGAACCACCTATGGATATACGCTGTATACCGAGCGGGAGGCGAGAGTATGAGCGAGAAGCCGTTTCTATTGCGCTTGTCCCACCGCCACCCAGACGGCTCTTTTGACGTACGGGTCGATTCCTTTTCGGATAGTGGCTGGCGAGATTTTGAAGCCCACAGGGCAGGGGAGGAGTTTGACGAATCGGTAGAGGTTGTGACCCGCGATCCTGGCGGAGAATGGAAGCTGGCTGAAGCCTCTAACCATTCTTCGAGTCTTCCCGGAAAACGCGATTAGCAGTGGTTTTCCTAACGGACTCGCCGGCTAAGCGCTCAAAAGCCCGATTATGCGCTCGATCCTGCGTAATACGCGCAAATCGATTCGCACTTCATCCGACCCCCCCTCTAGCCTTGAGTAGTGAAACCCGAATTACCGCGCGTCCACCGAGAGCTCGAGTATCTGCGCGCTGCTGCTCGGGTTAATCGCTACCACGGATCGGCCAGACGGCGAGCTCGCTGGAAGGCCGACGAACGCTATCGAAAGTGGAGGGCAGTAGCGTGACCTGGGACAATGACACCCATCGCGTCGGCACAATCGCCGATTTTGACCAACTCCAATCTGAAGCGTTAGAGAAGTTGCGCCGCGCCCGTAGTTTTTTCGCACTCACCATAGATCAGGACGGCAAAACCTCAGCCGTTGAGTGTGGCGAGGCCACCCTGCGCGGCTCGATGCTTCACCTTGTCATGTCAGCAGCAGACCACTTCTATCTAGGCGCCGGCGAATGACCAGCGAGCAGCGTAGCGTGACGCCATGTGACCATGCTAACCCGAAAGGATGGTGGCAATGAACTGGACGACCCTACCCCCAGAGATTCGAGAGCTTGCCGACCGCCCCGGCGTCTTGACGAAACGGCAGCGCGAGATCCTGATGGCCGCCGATTCAGGAATGAGCGACAGGCAGATAGCGCGCCTGCTGCATCTGGCGCGGAGCACAGTGAAGGAACATAGAGAGCGCGGCACGGACAGGCTCGAGGCGGCGCTAAGCGAACGGCCAGCGGTCGCAGCCTAATGCCTACGGTCATGGCTGCCTTGCGGGAACGAATCCGCGAAGGCCCACCCTCTCTCGCTGACGCACACAAAGCCTACGACGACCAGTGCCGCGAAGAACTGGAGAAGATCGACCGGGAAGTAGTAGAGGTTCCGGTTGATATGAGCGGGGCCAGCCCGCGTGGCGGCGTTTCTGACGCCCTACGCGACACGTGGCCCGGCCCTAATATGGTCGACCCGAACACGGGGAGGCAGTACCCCGAACGCGAGCTGTGGCTTGCCGCTGAGGAACTGATAGACGCGACTCTCGGCATCTACTGGATGTCCCCGTCGATCTACATCGCGCCAGTAGGGCGGGAGTTCACTCGCTGGAACTCGGAGGGCTGGGGCGCTTATTGGGACGACTCCTTAAAGCCCTTTGAGGTCTTTTGAGTATGACCCTCCCTCCCTCCCTCCCGTCCCCCTTATGTGAGTGGAGACCTATTCGGATACTGGCATCGGCGAGGATTACTACGAGGGCTCGTCGGATTACCCCGAGCCGGCCGAGTTTCTGGTCGATGAACTGGATGAGTGGCGCGGCTGCTCCTGGGATGACCCGGAGCAAGAGGCCGCTTGACGCTCATCGGACCAAGAACCGGGGAAGGCGGTATGACTGATTCCTGTTGTCAGAACGTGTGTCCGAAGTGCGGTTACTGCCCCCATTGTGGCCGGTGTAATTACCCCTACCCCTACGTTTACCCGTATCCGTGGACATATCCGCAACCGTATTACGTTCCGGTTGACCCGTGCCCCTGGCAGAAATACACCGTTACCTGCAACGCCGACCACTCGTTTACAGCATGACCGGCCCCCCCCGCTACGGCGCCAACCGTTGCACCGCGCACTCGACTCGAACGGGCGATCAGTGCAAGAGACCGGCGATTCTCGGCGGGAACGTCTGCCCCACGCACGGCGGCAGCGCCCCGCAGGTCAAGCGAGCGGCAGCGGCGCGCATCGCCTCGATTGTCGATTTGTTCTTCGATCGGATCACCGCATCGCTAGGCGGGCTGACCAAGGCAGAAATAGCCGAACTGAAGTCCGACCCGCAAGGGATCAAGGCGCTTACAGACGCGGTAATCAAGATGTCCGAGCATCGCGAACTGCTCGAAGGCAGGGCGATCAAACGAAGCGAGGTCACAGTCAATGAGCAGTCAGAGCTCGACCGAGAGATCGCTGCCCTCCTGGATGCAATGGCCGATCGAAGCGAAGCTCCAGTTGCTAGCCAGAGCGCGGATGGAGAGATGGCATCGTCTCGCTCGGCCGGAGCAACTACCCCCTGATGGCGACTGGCGCGTTTGGTATCTGTGCGGCGGGCGTGGTTCCGGTAAGACCTTCGCCGGTTCAAACAACTTCGCCGACTGGATTCTCGAGCGTGGTAACGACCCTGATGGTGAGTGGGGCGTGGTCGCACCGACCTGGGACAAGGATGCACGAGCCGTCTGCGTCGAAGGCCCGTCCGGACTTCTCAAGGCACTCGGCCCCGCCGTCCTACCAGGGCCTAGTGGCTGGAACAGATCGACGGGCGAACTCACGCTTCGCTCTGGCGCACGAATCTACATCACTTCCGCTGACGATGGGGCACGACACATTCAGGGTAAGAACCTGCGCGGCTGCTGGTGCGACGAGATAGGTCTATGGAGCAACTGGCAGAAAGCATGGGACGAGTCGATCGCGTTCGCTGTTCGCATGGAGCCTGCGCGGATCATCGTGACGGGAACGCCGAAGAAGGGGCACCCACTCGTCAAGCGTCTGCTCCACGATCAACGTGTGCCTGTCTCCCGGATGAGTCTCAGGGACAATGTCCGAAACCTCGATCCGGCGTTTGTTCAGGACATCATCGAACGCTACGCGGGCTCGATGCTCGGTCGGCAGGAGATCGAGGGCGAGTGGGTAGAGGACGTATCCGGCGCGCTCTGGGAACGCTCGGACATCGAAGTGCGGCCCACGCCGCTCGACCTGACGCGCGTTGTGATTGCGGTCGATCCGTCGGGGGCGAAAGACCCCGAATCGGGAAACGACGCGATCGGCATAGTGGCGGCCGGCTTCGACTCTTACACGCAGATGGGGCATGTGCTCGCCGACTATTCACTGACCGATGGCCCGGCGGTCTGGGCGCGTCGAGCGATCACCGCCTATCACCAGCACGAGGCGGACCTAATTGTGGCCGAGTCGAACTTCGGCGGCGAGATGGTGCGCCACACGATCCAAGCGATAGATCGCAAGGTGCCGGTCAAGCTCGTTCATGCCAGCCGGGGCAAGCAGCAACGCGCGGAGCCTGTCGCGATGCTTTACAAGGCGGGCCGCGTATTTCACTCTCACCCGATGCCCGAGCTGGAAGACGAACTTTGCGTCTGGGTTCCTGGCGTGACGAAGGAATCCCCGAACCGGCTCGATGCAGTTGTCTGGGCGCTGACTGAATTGATGCTGACTTCTACCGAGGCCAAGGTCATGAGCGGCAAGCAATACGCCGAGGAACCCGTTTACCGGGTGGGCGAGTTTGAGCTGGTCGGCGACATCTACTTCGACAAGGAGCGGTGATGGTAGCTGAGACCAATATCACTCTTCGCATTAAGGCTGATCCGTCTGCGTTTACGGCGGCCCTTGATCGCGCTCAAGAACTCGTTCTACGAAGATTCGATCTCTGGTCTGATTGGGAGTGGGAAGAGTGAAGCCAATCCGAATCATCGCGCCGACTCTTGAAGCGCACAAAGCGAAGGTGCTGCTCGATGACGGCACGGACATCTCCCAGTATGTGACCGCCGTACATATCGATCTGGTCCCCGGTGAGATGAACCATTGCACACTCAGCGTAGTTGCGGGTTCGGAGATCGTGGCAGAACTTATTGACGTGGTCGAGGAAGAAATTTAATGCCCGATAACGCCGTCCTCTCCGAACGCTCGCAAGACTTCCTCAAGGAATGCGCTACCTTCAGCGATGCTCGCCTTGAGGCATACGCCCTTTACGAGAGCTACTACGACGGCGATCAGAACGTCAAGCTGACCGCTCGCACCCGGAAGTTCCTCGAGCAGCATGGCTCGCAGGTCAAGTGGTGCGAGAACTTCATCGAGCCTGTGGTTGACATCCTGGCAGAGCGCCTGGTCGTCACGGGCTTTGGCATCTACGCGGGCGATCAGCCCAAGAAGCCGTCGCTACTCAAGCGGATCGTCGGCAAGAAGACCGAGGATGTGACCGAGCAACTGCACGCTTACGTTGACGATCTGCTCGAGCAGAACCACGCCGACTCGATGCAGGACGTGGCGCACACGACAGCGCTTGTCAAGGGCGACGTCTTCCTTGTCGCTTACGTCGAGGACGGAAAGCCGTGCCTGACCTGGAACCCGCCCGAGAACTTCAAGGTGCTCTACTCGGAGGAGAAGCCGGACGAGATGGCGCTGGCGATCAAGCGCTGGACTACGTCGGAGGAAGCACCACAGAACCCCGAGGGTGGCGAGATCACCCGGATGAACCTTTACTACCCAAACCAGATCGAAAAGTATTTTAGGGCCGGGACGGACGGAGACTGGGCGCGCTGGCAGACAGAGGGCGAGGAGTGGCCGGCGCCGTGGGTTGACAAGGCAGACCAACCGCTCGGCATCCCGATCTTCCACATGAAATACAAGTCGCTCGGCCGCTCCTACGGTAGGTCGCGCCTCAAGGCGGCGATCCCGTTCCAAGACGAGCTCAACAAACAGGTGGTCGACCTGAACATGGTCATGGACCACCTGGGTTGGCCGCAGCGCTACGCCTTCGGTGTTGATCTCGACCAAAAGCAGGTCGACACGATGATCGGCGACTTCCTGACCGGCGGGAATGCCGAGATCAAGGTCGGTCAGTTCGACGCCGCAGACCCGACGGGTATCCTCGACTCGATCGAGCAGATTCTTTCCCGACTCGCTCGCCGCTGCCGTCTTCCGCTCCATCTCATCACGACCGGCGCGGTACCGAGCGGCGAATCCTTCAAGGCGGCAAACGCCGGGATCGATCGCACGGCGGCGCTCACGCAAACGGAGTGGGGATCGGTTTGGGAGAATGCCGTCAGGATGCTGATCCGGCTAGGTCAAGCATTTGGCGATGCGCCCGCCGCCGATCTCGACACGCTGACCATCCGCTGCGAGTGGGAAGAGCCCGACTACGGCAACGAGAAAGAGCACCTAGAGGCAGCGATGCTCAAGAAGGAATTGGGCGTCTCAAACGATACACTCCTGACCGAACTGGGTTACGACCCCGAAGAGGAACGCGATAAGAGGGCTAGCGAGTTGGCCGAATCGCAGCAACGCCAAGAGATGTTCTTCAACGCTGGGAATGCTGAAGGGGCGGCGGCCGAGGAAACTTCCGAATCTTCTGACCAAAACCAAGGGTCACAGGCAGCATGACCGTAGACACTCACCCCATCGGAAACCTCGTCGCGGAGGTCATGGAAGAGATCGAGAGTACCTATGGCGAGAGCGCCAGCCTGGGGATCTTCGCAATCGTGGCCGAGATCAACATCGATGAGGAAGACGGGCCGGGAGTAACGCACGTCACCTATCGCTGTAACGACAACCGCACCTGGATTCAGGCCGGGCTTTTCGAGGCGGCCAAGTACGCAGCGATGAATTCCGCACCGCTTAACGAAGACGACGAAGAATGACTCTCCGGAAGAAACTAAACGAGCAGCGCAAACGCCTGCTCGGGCGAGAGCGTGCCGTAATCCTCGAGATGAAGAATCAGTACGGGGCGGCGTGGGTGGCGATCAAGCGAGACCTCGACCACCTGGCGCTTCAGATTCAGGCAGCAAAGAAGGCAGGCGAACCGATCAACGCAGCCTGGCTGCTCAAGCAGCGCCGACTCGAATCAGTCGAGCGAACGGCAGCCGCAGAGATGCGCGTACTAGTTGACCTACTCGACAAGACGATCACTGACGCGCAGATGACCGCAGCCTTTGAGGGACGCATGGACGCGGCCGAACTGATCCGCGAGTCGATGGGCGTCGGCCCCGGCGGCGGCATGTTCGATCCCGTCATCCCCCGGCTTGTTCCCGAAGAATTGATACGGAGGGTCGCGGCTGGCTCGCCACTCCTCCGAAGACTGGAAGCCCTCGGCGCTGATGCCGTGCAGGAAGTGAAGCAGGGATTACTCCGAGGGCTTCTGCTTGGTAAGAACCCCAGGGAAGTCGCCAGGGGCATAGCAGCCGCGCTGAACGGCAACCGCTGGCGCGCGAACGTAATCGCCCGTACCGAAATGCTAGGCGTCTACAGGGAAGCTGCTGCCGCGTCCTACAAGGCCAACGATGTAGTGACCGGCTGGACGTGGCTGAGCGCTCGCAACACGCGCACCTGTGGCGTCTGCTGGTCGAAGGACGGCAGCGTCCATAAAGATTCCGAGACGCTTGCCAGTCATCCGTGCTGCCGCTGCTCGATGCAGCCGCGCACTAAGACGTGGGAGGAACTCGGATTCCACGGCATCCCCGAGACTTCGCCGCCCATCACTCGCGGCGCCGATGTATTCGCCCGCCTCTCCCCCGCCGACCAGCGAAAGATCCTCGGCCCGGGCAAGTTCGATCTGTACAAGTCGGGCAAGCTGAAGCTATCCGATCTGCCCGTCAAGACGCGCTCAGATTTCGGCCCCGGCTTGCGTACCAAATCACTCAAAGAGTTAGTCAGCTAAAGGAAAGGACGAGATGTCCCCAACACAGGGTGAGACACCCACACCTAAGCGCGGTCCGGGAAGGCCGCGAAAGACGCCGGAGACAGAGACGCCGAAGAAGATCGAGGAAGTCCAGATTGCGAGCGGCGCCGTTCTCGCATGGTCTGACTATTCGGCGATCTTCGAGGACGGCCACGCGAAGGGTAAGGAAGCGGGCTACCGCGAAGGCTGGAACGCCTGCGCCGCCAAACAGCGCTTGCCGCTATTCGAGGCCGCGCGCAAGTGGGCGTACGAGCACGCGACGCAGATCGCAAGTTTCACGCGCTTCCTCGACGCTGACAACGCTGGGCTGTTCGCGGAGATTCAGGCCGAGTACCCGGACGAGAAGTTGATCCGGTCAGATCGGCAACTGATCTTCGATGCAGTCAAGCGGGATCTCAAGCGCAGGGAAAGCCTTGCGGATAAGACGGTTGAACTCTCGGCCGGGCGGAAGCAAGAGATGTCTCGCACCGTCAAAGACTTTGCAGAAATCGTGGTGAGCTGAGATGGCTGACGAAAACAAGACAGTGACCGCAGACGCGCAATCGACCAATCAGGACACTGGGCAGGTCACCGCCGCTGCTCAAGGCGCCAAGGTGGCGCAAGACAAGGCAGACAAACCACTCGGCAAAGACGGTAAGGAGTTCGACCCCGACCGCGCTCAGCACACGATCGAGACGCTACGCGCTGAGTCCGCAGAGCGCGACAAAGCGCTAAAGACAGTCCAAGCGGAACTCAAGAAGCATGAAGACGCCCAGCTTTCAGAGAGTGAAAGGTTGGCGAAGACCGCGCAAGAGAAGGAGCGAGAAGCAACTGATCTCGCGACTCAGTTGCAAGAGGTGAGGCTTGAGCGCGCTTTCTATCGCGCAACCGCCACAGCCGAACTGCACTGCGCCGACCCGTCCCTGGCGCTACTGGCGCTAGACAGGTCGAAGATCAAGTACGACGAGTCGGGAGAGCCGACCAACATCGAGGATGAGCTAGGAGCTCTGCTCGAATCCAAGCCAATTCTCAAAGGTGAACCCGGCAAGCCGACCGCACCCAGCCTCGACGCTGGCGCTGCTGCACGGCAAGCAGGCCCGACTCCGAAACTGACTGACGCTCAACTAGAGCAGGCCAAGGCAGCGGGCGGAACCGAGCGATACGTCGCTTTCGGTGAAGCACGAACCATCGATCAGATGGCCGCCGTCTATGACCGCAGCAAGCCGAAGGAACCGGCCGCCGGGGGTAGCCAGAACTAGAAGGAAGGAACTACCCCTATGAGCGTATATGGCTTCAAGTTTGCCTATCGCTTGAGTGGTGGTGCCCCAACAATCCAAGAGGCCGTTTTCCAGGACTCCGAGACGATCACCAAGGACGATCTTGTCTCAATCGAAGCCGGGTCTGCCGATCTTGGAGCATCCGACGATGCAACGCTCGCCGGAGCGGCTGTGGAAACAGTCGCGGGCACTACCGCAGTAAGCACTATCCGTTTCATCTCCGACAGGGACGCCGTTTACTCGGTTTACGACGCCAATGCTCGGAAGAACGGAACCGTCCTCGATATCGACGGCGCGACCGGCGCTATGACGCTCGCGGCCGATTCCCACCACGACGTAATCGTGGTTGCGGACTCGTCTGCGACCGAAGACACGCTCGTCACCTTTGTCGAGGGTGCCCACTATACGTCAGTTCAGAAGACCTGAGAAGGGGGTGACTGATAATGCCAATGACAGTTGATTACTTCGCTAACGCAGTCGACCCCCGAGTCCGCGAGTGGTTCTATCTCGGATTCTCAGGGGAAGGCCGCCGCGCCTCGATGATCTCTCGACTGTTCAACGTCCAGAGTTCCGAGTTCGCGAACGAGAAGGTAGACGGCCTCGGCGGGATTCCGTCCAGTGGATGGAACTTCGAGGACTCAGGGCGGATGCAGGAAGCTGAGCCCGTCATGGGTTACGAGGAGACCTTCAACCATCACGAGTTCGCACGGAAGATCAGTGCCGAGCGCAAGCTGGTTGACGACAACCGCGTCCAGAAGCTTCTCGATGCATCCGGCCTAGTTGGTGACTCCGCTTTCCGCGTTCGCGAGAAGGCCGGAGCCAACGTGTTCATCAACGCGTTCTCCTCGGCGACGAGCACAACGCTCGATGACTACGGCACCGACACAACCGGCCCGGACGCAGTTGCGCTTTGTTCCACCGCCCACCCGACGTCCCCGATCGATTCCACATCGCTCGTGAACGAGGGCACGCTGGCTCTGAGCGCTACGAACGTGGCAACAACCCGCCAGCTCCACATGGCGCAGACGGACATGCAGGGTGATCTCCTGAACGTGATGCCGGACGAGATTCTCGTCCCGCCCGAGCTCGAGGACACGCTGCTCACGATCGTTCGCTCGCAACTCGATCCGATCTCGGCCAACAATGCCGTCAACCCGCAGGCTGGTCGTTTCCAGCCGCTCGTGTGGCACTACCTGACCGACGCTACAGCCTGGTTCATGATGGACTCGGGTCTACGTCGGCAGAGCCTCCGCTGGTACGACCGTGTGCCGCTCGAGGTTGGTGCTCCGGTAGTTGACGCCGTTGGGACGATGGCCGTTACTTGGCCCGCCTACATGCGGTTCAGCCTTGGTTGGACCGACTTCCGCTGGATTTACGGAATGAATGGATAGGGGGTGTGACTGATGGGTTACACCAACTTCCCTAACGGAATCACCAGCATGGGGTCGCCAGTTGTCGGCTTCCCCACGCCTGGGAACGTGTATTTCCTCGATCCGACGAACGGGAATGACTCGAACGACGGTAAGAACGTATCCACGGCCTTCAAGACGCTGACAACCGCTTACGCGGCTCTGACTGACGGAAAGAACGATGTCCTCTACTACATCGCGGGGACATCTTCGATCAGCCTCTCGGCTGCGTTTGACTGGGCCAAGTCCTATACCCACTTCATCGGGGTAGCAGCTCCGACGATGATCGGGTCGAGGGCGCGCATCTTCCAGACGGCTTCCGCGACGGCACTGTCGCCGCTCATCACCGTCTCGGGCATCGGCTGTATCTGGGAGAATATCTACGTCTTCCAGGGCGTCGCCGATGCCACGTCTCTGGTCGCGGTTAGCGTGACCGGGGATCGCAACAGCTTCAAGCGCTGCCAATTCGTTGGCGGCGGGCACGAGACGAACAACATCGACGACTCGGCGAGCCTGCAACTGGCCGGAGCGTATGAGAACACGTTCGATGAGTGCGTCTTTGGGTCAGACACGACCTATTCCGAGACGGGCTCAAACGTCCTGCGGCTCACAACCGTAGGCTCGCGCAACATCTTCAAGGGCTGCATCTTCCAATCGAAGATCGATTCGGACGGTACGGCTGCGGCGCTTGTCGAGGCCACGGGTAACGACTCGCTCAATACCTGGACGCTGTTTGACAACTGCTCGTTCATCGTCACTTCGGATAACAGGCTGACCGCAATGGCGACGGCTTTCGTCCTCCCTGCAAACACGCAGCAAACCGCTACGTACTTGCTCAAGGGTTGCGTCGGAGTTGGTTTCTCCAAGTGGGATACCAACGATCGCAACGTCGTCTTCGGGGACATGGGTACACCTACGGGCATTGACTTGTCCGGTGTCGCCCTCGCGTTGGACGGCTGATCAATGCCTAGCCTCGCAGAACAATACGAAGCGAAGCACCCGAATACCGGGTGCAGCGAGGCCCAGAAACAAGAGCGCATGGAGCGGGAGATATTCAAGGCAGAACGTCTCTCGCTCCGTCGCACTGGGCGTAACAGGGGGATCGTTGTCCCCTCGTTACCGTGGCAGGAGGAGGCCGCATGATTCGATACAAGGAACTCACACTCACAACTGGCTCGAATGGCGCAGGCACGGTCACGGACGGGCCGATCAACGGCGAGATCATCGAGGTATTCACGCAGGGTACGGCGTGGTCAGGCACAGCCGACTACATACTGACTCGCGCAGCTTTCGGTGGAACAATCATCGCCCTGACAGATGCTCAGGAGCCGTGGGATCACTACCCCCGCGTCTCGCTGGTCACGTCGGCCACGGCTGCAATCACAGCCAGCTACGGCCGCATTCCCTGTGATGGGAACGTCAAGCTGGTGCTCGCTGAGGCCGGCTCGGCTGTCCCCGGCACAGTGACCGTCGTCTACGACGATCTGGTGAACGGTTAGGTCATGTCAGGTTCGTGGACTTATGCAGGTACCGCAGGTACCGCGATAACCACGGCACGAGATAAGGTGCGACTCGCGATCGGCGACGTCGATCCGAGCGCACCCCTCGTGTATGACGAGGAACTCGACGTCTACCTGGGCGACTACTCGAACAGCATCCTCAAGACCTCGGCAGCGGTCTGTGAGATGCTCGCCGTCAAGTTCGCCCGCTACTACGACTTCGAGACGGACGGGCAGAAGTTCGCCCGCTCGCAGATGTCGAAGCAGTACGCCACGCTCGCGCAATCGCTCAAGAATCGGGCAACCGGGCTGGCGGCACTCGACACGACTCGCGTCGATGGCTACAGCCAAGACGTCGCGACGAGCGAGGTCGGTTCAAGCGCAGACAACCCGAGGCAGAAATACGTCACCTTCACTGGGCTAGATCAAGCACCGTAACGTGAAGATCCTCTTCCACACCAACGCCTGCTGGACAAACTCCGGCTACGGTCAGCAAGCGGCCCAGCTCGCCCCGCGCCTCGTTGCCGACGGTCACGACGTAGCGATCTCAGCCTTCCACGGCCTCCAGTCCGGCGTACTCGAATGGCACGGGATTCGCTGCTACCCAAACGGGTTCGAGGCTTACGGCAGAGACACGATCATCCCCCACTCTGAGCATTGGTTCAAGGATGAGCCGGGGCTGATCCTGACTCTGATCGACGTCTGGGTACTACCGCCGGATGCGCTGAAAGGCAAACCCTGCGCGTGCTGGACGCCGGTCGATAGCTACCCGGCCGCGCCGAGAGTTGTCGAGTTCTTCAAGAGGTCGGGCGCTCGCCCGATCGCGATGTCGGCACACGGCGTCAAGTCGCTCACGGAAGCCGGACTCGATCCTCTCTACGCGCCGCACGCGATCGACATGAAGGTCTTTGCGCCGGGAGATCGCGAAGACGCCAAGCGCAAGTTCGGCTGGCAAGATGATTTCGTTGTCGGCATGGTCGCCGCCAATCAGGACACCGTCCTCTCATCGCGCAAGGGCTGGCCCGTGGCGTTCCAAGCCTTTGCCGAGTTCGCGAAGAAACATATAGACGCGCTGCTTATGTGCCACACGGAGCTACAGGGCAAGGCAAACGGCGTCAACCTGCCGAACCTTGCGCGGGCCTGCGGGATCGACCCGGATCGGATCGTCTTCGCTGAGCCGTACCCCTACCGAAACGGCATGTACCCGCCCGACTACATGGCCGAGCTCTACAACGCTTTCGACGTGTTCCTGAACCCGGCGCTCGGTGAGGGATTCGGTATCCCGATCCTCGAGGCGCAGGCTTGCGGGACGCCAGTCATAACGACCGACTGGACGGCCATGAGCGAGCTATCGACGGCGGGCTGGGCGGTCGAGGGCGAGAAGGTCTGGTCGGTTCAGGAAGCGTGGTGGAAGATGCCGCACGTCTCGGCCGTGGTCGACGCGCTCGAGCAGGCTTACGACCAGGCCGGGGGTAAACGTGAAGCGGCGCGAGAGTTTGCGCTTCAATACGACGCCGATCTGGTGTTCGAGAAGCATTGGAAGCCGATCCTTGACGAGCTGGAACCCTCCCCGTCTCTTGACCGAGCGGCCGGGCCGATGGGTTCGATACCCAAAGCCGTCGATCCCCTTTTGACGATATACGTGCCGACCTTCCAACGGCACGAGCTTGAGGACTGTCTCGCTGCGCTTTCGCCTCAAGTCACCGAGGAAGTCGAGATCATCATCTCTGACAATGACCCCGAGGCGAGCGCTGAGCGAATCGTCAAGACCGAACTCGGTACCAATGCCGATTACAGCGCTCGGGCTACGAACATTGGCGGCAATGCAAACATCCTGCGCGGACTCACGGAAGGTAGCGCGCCCTATATCTGGGTCATCGGTGACGATGACGTACTCCTGCCAGGGGCGATAGAGCAAACCCTGGAGATCATCAGGGAGCACCGCCCCGATCGGATTCTGCACTATTCCCCAGAGGCGAAAGGCCGCGTGGCGGCAGGTCACGTCGGGACGATGGCAAGCCTGATCGAAGAACTCGGCGACGACCCCTCTTTCTTGATCGCGGCCACCCTGATTACCTGCAACGTGTGGCGGCGGGACATTGTGGATTTCGCTGCTGGCTTCGACCACCTAGAGACGAGCTACCCGCATATCTGGGCCACCATGAATGCCGAGACGGTGGTCGTTGCCGACGAACCCGCGATCAGCGTGGGATGTAATCACCCAGGCGATCTGATTGGCTGGCCCCGCATCTACCAAGAGATACTCGACGAGATCGCCCGGCAAGCTGGCGCGGGCGAGATACTGCTCGACTCGGCTACGCGCTGGAACTTTCTCTCGGTCGGTCTGCCCGAGCTGGTGGTCGTGTGAGTGACCTCGGTTGGAAAGCCGACGGGATCGAACGCGCTCGCGCCTGCGGTGGCGTTGACCTCGAGATATACCAGCGCCCCGGCTTCAACGGTGGCAAGGCTATCCGTCGCGCGCAGTCTGGCGGTGCGGGTTCGGGCTTCGAGGCTGGCGTGAGTTGGGCGGACGATTGGGAACCGGAGATCGATCCAACCCCGCAAGCTTTCAGGGGTGACGCAGCATGTGGCTAGTCGTCTGCAAGACAACCATGAACATTCTCGATGAGAAGTTGACCGAGGCGGAGGCCCGCCTTGCCGCCGAGGACTGGCCGGGCGACACCATCGAAGTCGTCTACATCGAAGACGAGGAGGACGAATGATTGAGGATTCGGGCGGCACGGCACCAGTGGTGCATATACCCCTTAGAGACGAAGTCATGCCGAAAGAGCGAAAGGTCGGCGAGACGCGCGAAGCGCTAATCATGGCGCTGGCGTGGGAGTGCCCGTTCTGTAAGAAGATGAACGGTATCCCCGAGATTGACGTGTGCAAGTGCGGGGCTCGTAGGGTCGGAGCGCAGGCGATCAAGTGAGCGTTGGGCTCCAAAGCTGGGAGCTTCACACCGCGCGGGAAACTTCCGACGCCTTCCTGCCGGGGACGGCCGTCATCTCATCGAAGACCGCTGTATCCGACGGACAAGGCGGGCAGACATGGACTTACGCGGCTAGCGGCACGGCTGACGCGCGGCTGGCCGCCGAGAATACACAGCCGCGCTCGGGTGAAATCGCAAGCCGGACGGCCAGCGTCACGTCCTGGATTCTCACACTCCCAGCCGATACCACGATCCTCGCGACTGACCGCGTTGCGTTTGACTCGAACACCTACGAAGTCATCTCGATCATGGATCGCGATCCGGAGGAAATCGCCCGCCGGGTGCGCCTAGTGCGGATCGACTGATGGCCGGGACTACGACGATAAGAGTGCGGAGCAGGATTCCGCAGCTTACGGCTGCGCTGGCAGCGAGGGCGGCAGCGGCTACCGCGAAGGCCACATTCGACATGGAGATGCACGCGAAAGCTCTCTGCATGTCGAAGGGTATCTGGGATACCGGCAACCTCGTCAACTCGATCAACTCGAAGGTGAAGGGGCTAGAAGGCTCCGTTCATTCCCCGGCCGAATACTCGGTTTACGTTGAGTTCGGATCAAAGCACCCGAAACAGAATTACAACGTGGCGGCTCGCCCCTACATGATCCCCGCGAAAGAACTTGTCGAGCCTAAATACAAAGCGGCCCTAAGCCAACTGATATGAACCCGAACGCAATAGACGCCGCGCTTTACACAAAACTGTCGGGCGGCACGGCGCTGACGAACCTACTCGGCGGCACGGCCGTGTACCAATACCTCGCGCCCGAAGGTGTTGACCCGCCCTACGTTATCTACCAGCGCATGTCACAGGTTCCGATCAACGTGCTTGCGGGCGTGGCGGTCGAGAACGCGGTCTACATGGTCAAGGGCGTGACCGCGCAATCAGGAACCGTGGCGGGCGTTGTCAACGCTGGTTCTATCGCGGGCGCAATCGACACGCTGCTCCAAGACCAAGCCCTAACGATTTCAGGCTACACACACCTACATCTCCGGCGCGAATCATCGATCGATTACGTCGAGACGGATAACAGCGTTCGCTATTCGCATCGCGGAGCGACCTACCGGGTTCTAGCGGACCCAAACTAAGAAGGAGTAACACAACATGGCAACATTCGGCTCTGGAAAGGACGCCGCGCTTTCGTATGCCGGGACAGTCATTACGACATACGTCAACAACGTTTCCTTCTCAAACGACGATAAACTGCTCGACATCTCATGCCTGGGCGACCAGGGCGTGATGAGACTATCGGGCGTTGAAGATCACAAGATCGGCGTCGAGGGATTCTTCGATTCCACGATCGACGCTCTCATCACTGGCAAGTTCGGCGGCACCGCCGAGACGCTTCTTTTCTACCCGCAGGGTACGGCGACTGGCAAGCGCACCATGAGCGTCCCCGTACTGATCGAGTCTTACGAGCCCCCGGCCAAGCCCGATGAGGCTGTCACCTTCAAGCTCTCGCTGGCTAGCTCCGGCACCGTTACATTCGGAACGGTAGCGCCGTAATGGCCGAGTCCACAGCACTACCAAGAGCAACCTTCGATGAGATCATCGGGGTGAAGGACATTGACGAGAGAGTCGTAGATGTACCGGAGTGGGGTAAGTCGGTAGTAGTTCGTGGACTCTCGCGCGGACAGGTAAGACAGCTCGGAGATTTCGAGGATACGGCAGAGGCCGAGGCACACGTACTCGTAAACGGCCTGGTCGATCCGAAGATCACAAAAGAGCAGGCCGCAAAGATCCTGTCCGACAAGTCGCACGGCGCAACCGAAGCCGTAATGACGGCGATCATGGAAGCGTCGAACCTTGATTCGGGCGCGGTGAGGGCCGCGCAGAACTCCTTTCTGGGGTAGACCCGGATTCGAGAACGGCCCAGGTAAAGACATCTGGGATTTCCGAATGGCAGACGAACTACACAAAACCCTTGCGGAGATCCGCGCCATGTCAAACAAGGAATACAACGACTGGCGCGGCTACTTCATGTGGAAGTGGGAGAAGCAGGGGCTATTCAAGCATGAGAAACGAGTCTAGGTGACAACTGGCGGCGACATCCTTATCAAGGTCGGCGCGGACACCAGTGGGGCCGTCGCTGGTCTCAACCAGGTTGACAACCGCATGTCCGGCATGACCCGTTCGGTTGGCCGGATGGGGATGTTGATCGGCGGCGGGCTTGGCGTGCTTACCGGCCTAGCCGTGAAGCTCGCGGGTGACTATCAGAAGTCGCTCAACATCTTCCAGTCGGTGACGAAGGCCACCGTCCCACAGATGGAGGCGGTCGACGCGAAGGCGAAGGCTCTCGGCGCCGATCTCTCCCTCCCCGCTACTTCAGCGAAGGACGCGGCCGATGCTATGACCGAGCTCGCCAAGGGCGGGCTATCGGTCAACCAGGCTATGGCCGCGTCTAAGGGCGTGCTTCAGATGTCGGCGGCGGCGACTATCTCGAACGCAGAAGCAGCGACGATCACCGCCCGAGCGCTCAAGTCCTTCGGCCTAGAGGGCTCCGAGGCCGGCCGGGTGGCGGACGTTCTGGCGAACGCCGCGAACGCATCGACGGGCGAGATAACCGACTTCGCTCTCGGCCTCCAGCAATCCTCAGCGGTGTCGAGGATGTACGGCCTGACGATCAACGAGAACGTCGCCGCGCTGATGGAGATGGCCGACGCAGGTATCGCGGGGTCGGACGCAGGCACATCGTTCAAGCAGTTGCTCTCCTCGATGATCCCGGTCACGCGGCGTCAGAAGGACGCGGTCAAGGAACTCGGCGTCAATCTGTTCGACGGCGAGGGGAAGTTCATCGGAATCAAGGGAGCGATCAAGCAGTATCACGACGCTCTCGCCCCACTGCCGCAAAAGCAGCGACTCGCGACAATGGAGACGCTGTTCGGCTCGGATGCGATTCGTGCCGCCAACATCGTCCTAATGGGTGGGTCTAAAGCCTTCGCTGACTACACCGCCCGGACAGAGGTGTCAGGCTCGGCGGCAGCCCTCGCCGCCGCGAAGATGAAGGGTTTCAACGGCGCTCTCGAGGGATTCAAGTCGCAGGCCGAGACGGCGGCGATCAGCGTGGGAACCAAGTTCCTCCCCGCCCTCACGTCGCTGGTAGGTCAGCTCTCGTCAGTGGTCGGCTGGCTTGACAAACACAAGACGGCAGCGACAGCCCTGTTCGTAATCACCGCCTCGCTGGCTACCGGGATGATCGCGTTTTCTTACGGCACCCGCGCGGCATCGGCGGCAGTCGCGATCTATTCGGCGGTAACGGGAACGGCTACCGGGGCGACTACCGCCCTCGGCGTGTCGATGAAGGCAACGGGGATCGGAGCGCTTGTCGGCCTCGCAGGCATGGCGGTCGGCGCGTTGGTATCGCTCAAGCTGGCGGCCGGGGCAACCAAGACTGGATTCGAGGGGCTGTCTGCGGCGGTCAAAAACTACCGGACGGCACTAGACGACGCGCGACAGGCAGAGAGCCTTCTAAAGAACGGGACACTGACTCTCAAATCTGCCCAGCTAACGCTCAAAGAAGCGATCGTTGAGCGGACGCGGGTTGAGAAGGATGCAACATCGTCCGCACTTCAGCGGGCTCGCGCTGACCTAAACGTTAAGCAGGCAGAGCAGGGCGTGAAGGATGCTCAGGATGGCGTGGTCGATTCGGCTAAGCGGTTGGCGGTGTCTCACTCGAAAGCGGCGACCGAACTTCGGAACACCGGGGTCGAGATCCGTGAATTGTCGGCGAAGCTCCAATACATCACATCGCACGGAGGGAACGCGGAGAAGGCTACGGCGCTGTTCTCCAAGAGCCTCAAGCAGATGGCCGGGGAAGCGGGCGGATCTTCTACGGCTGCCGGCCGCGCGGTGCTTGCAGTTCTGAAGCTCACAGAGTCGATGCACAAAGTCCCCAAGCCGGGAGAGATCAAGGCCGCCGGGATCTTCGCGGATATCACGAAAGAAGCCACGAAGGAAGGCGAGAAGACCAAGACGGCGATTAACGCCGTTGCGCCAGGTGCTCGCGCGGCCGCTAGAAACCTCGGCGGGGCGATCAAGGGCGGCGTAGTTGAAGGAGCATCGGGCATCTCTGGCGCGCTGGCAGCCCGGATCAATAGCGAGATCAACTCTGCGCTTGCACAGGCTCGCGCGGAACAGGGGGCCAAGTCGCCAGCGACCAAGTGGGTCGATAAGCTCGGCAAGCCGCTAGGCGAGGGAATCGTACTCGGGTTCCTGCTCGGCTCGGCCGACCTCCCCTCGAACGTCACGGATCGCGTTCGCGGCGCGCTCGACAAAGCCAAGACGGCAGTCGAATCGATGCAGGGTGTCATGTCTAGCGCCTTCAGCACGCTAGCCGACAAAGCCATGAGCGCCTTCGACGCCAAGACTTCGGCGATGCTGGCGAAGCTGAAGGTCACAGTAGCGATGACCGGCTACTCGTTCACGTTCGGCGAGGGCGGCGAGACACCAGCCGAGACGATACTGCGCCAAGAGACGGAGGCACGCGATGAGGCGGCACGGCAGGCTGCACTAACGGCAGCTCAGGCTTCCGGTGACGCCCAGGCTATCTCCGATGCAGAATGGGCGATCCGCCAGGCGGCGCTACAGAAGACAGCCGAGCAGGAACGCGCGGCGGCGGTTGCGACCCTCGATACGGCTCGCTTGAACCTTCAGGCTCGTCGCGATCTACAAAAGGAACACCTAACGGCACAGCTAGCCGACCTCCAGGAGCAACTAGAGAAGCACCCGAAGGCATACAAGAAGATCCACAAGAAGATCCTCAAGCTCTACAAGGATGAGTTCGGGCCAGGCTACAAAACCGCTGGCTTGAATCTCGGCAACGCCTTTGCGACCGGGCTTGAAGACTCCTTCGGCGATCTTGAAAAGGCCGCTAAGAAGTTCGCGCAGATCCTTGAGAAATACCTGAAGCTCAAATCGCCCGCTGAAAAGGGGCCGCTCTCCTCGATCAACTCGTGGTGGAGTTCCATGCCCGACGTGTTGCTCTCGGGCGTCGACATGTCCAGGACGGGCGCGTACATCGCGGGTGGTGTCGATGCCTCGCTTACCGCCGCTCCTCGTTCAATGGGCGGTCGATCGGCTGCGTCCAACGTCGGGCGAGCAGGCACCACGATCAACCTCTCCGTCAACGGCAACATCTACGGCCGGAACGCCCAGCGCGAACTCCTAGACGACATGATGAGCGCGGCCAAACAGTACGGCTACTCAAACCCGGCAGTAGGGATCGTCTGATGCCTGATCCTATTCGCGGACCCCACGGCTCGCCGCTACTCGATAACTTCAACCGGGCGGATGGTGATCCGGGGAGTAATTGGGTAGCGTTTACTGGATATGGCCTTAGCTTGCAGATAAGCTCCAACACCCTCGCCCGTCTTGATGTAGGGGGCGGGCTTGGCGTACGGGCGCAGGCTCCTATCTCTGCTAATTGTGAGATATGGGGATACGTTGGCGGCACTCAGGGGAGCGCAACTTTCTACGCCCGTCAAGACTTAGCCTATGAGAATGGCTATCTGCTCCAATGGGATTATGGCGACAGCGCGTTTTACTTCGGTAAACAAGTAGGTGGGGTGCCGTCGATGCTCGTCTCACCCGAGCCCCCACATGCGATATCAACCGGGGGTTATATGGCGCTCTCGTGTTTCGGTAGCCTCATACAGTGCTACTACTGGAATGGGTTGGAATGGATAATCGCTACAACGGCGATAGACACGACATTTAGTGTCGTTGACCATCTCGCCGTTAGCTTGGGGGGCGGTGCTGGAGAAGATATTTATATAGACAACTTCGGCGGCGGCTGGGTAACAACCAGCGCAACCGGATCAACTAATCCGACGCCCACTCTTGAAGCCGCACTCGGCGAATACCCACTCGCCCCAGTCAACTGGATTGACCTGACCCCCCGCGCGCGCGCGGTCACTACGAGCCGGGGCCGACGCGACGAGTACGAGCGCATCGAATCTGGCACGCTCGCCGACACCCTGGAGAACCTAGACAACGAGCTGAACCCCATGAACACGCTCGGCACCTATTACGAGATGAAGCCGGTAGTTGCGAAGCGGCTCAAGCTCACCTGGGGCGGTACGGACTACCCGGTATGGACGGGCTTCTCATACGACTACCCGCAGGAGTATCCCGGTGCGCTGGATGCAGTCGTCTCGCAGAATGGCGCCGACCTCTTCTACCAGCTCAACAACATGAAGTTCCCGGACGGGACGAGCTTCGCGTCTGAGCTTTCGAGCACGCGAGTACACAACGTCTTCGACGCGCTCGGACTTGACCCCGCCGATCACTACATCGGGACGGGGAATATCACTCTTGCCGCCGCCGCTGACGTTGGCGGTCAAAACCCGCTGCAACACCTGATGGACGTGGACGCGACCGAGAACGGTCTGATGTTCGTCGGCGCTGAGGGTCTGCTGCACTTCCAGGGGTATCAGTCGCTACTACGGTTCGCTATGGCCGCGCCCGTCATCACCTTCGGCCCGGACGCTGGCGAGGTTCCCTACGCGCTGAACGGCAAGCTCGATTGGACAGCGGCGAAGCAATACAACGTCGTGCAGGTCACACCTTCTAGCGGGAACGTGCAGGAGTCGCGCAGCGTCGCCACGGGCGATCTCGAGCGCACCTACGCGCTGTCCCTGCCGATGATGGCAAGCGATATCGACGCGGCGGCTCGCGCCGATTACGAGCGCCTACGACTGGCGACGATTGGCCTACGCATTCCCGAGATAACCATCTACGGCGCGCGCGACCCCAACAACATCTGGCCGATCGTCCTGCCGCTCGAATACGGCGACCGCGCTTCCTTCCACTTCGCGGGTGGGCCAGTCGGTACCCCCGAGTTCACTAAGACCATGCGGGTAGGCCGAATCTCCTGGGAACTCGCGCCCGGTTCCGAGACCGTGCTAAAACTGCAACTGATCCCCGCCGACGAGCAAGTCTACTGGATGCTTGGCACTCCCGGCTTCTCCGAGCTCGGCACCACCAACCGCTTAGCGCCTTAGAAACGAATAGGAGAACTGATGGCCTTCCCCGGAACTACCGGACAATTTGTCACGGCCGCAGAATGGAATACGATGCTCCAGGCGATCGGCTTGAACGGCACGACCGTTCCGGGCTGGGTCGATGCTCAATCCGCTTGGGTCTACGTCTCCGCTACCAGCTTCAAGGTCGTGGGCGCGGACGTGACGAACCGCTACCCAGTCGGCACGAAACTCTCCTGCACTGACGCCGCCGCGACCAAATACTTCTACGTCGTCTCAAGCGCCTACGCGGCAAGCGACACCACGGTCACGATCACGGGCGGATCAGACTACACGCTCTCGGGCGGCGCGATCACAAATCCGCGCTTCTCGTATGTAGCGACGCCACAGGGATTCCCCGGTGCATTCGCCTATACGCCGACCGAAGTTGGATGGGCGGAGGCTGGTCTAACCATACGTGGGGCCTTTGCCCTTGCCGCCCGCAACCTCACGGCGTGGCTGTACGCACAAGGCACATCGGACTCAACAACCACGACACTTACGATCCCGTTCGTCGTCTCAGCGAAACTTACGGCCGGTTACAACACCAACCTCCAGACACCCTGCCGTATCTCTAACAACGGCGGCGCTCTCACATTCGGCATGGCCGCCCCGGTCGCGAGCAGCGCGACGGTTACGTTCTACGCTGACGCCGCCGCCAGCTCATTCGCGGCCGCCAACGGCAAGCTCGTTGAGGCCTGCATCACCGTCCCGATCTAGGAGACCTCTATGCCTACCCCCATCAACGCGCCTCCAAAGCGCGGATACAAGGCTGCCCACAGCCGGGAGGAATGATGGCCACACCCGTTTCGATAGCGCAGAAATACATCGGCCAGACCGAGATCCCGCTTGGCTCGAACTCGGGCGCATTCGTTCGCGCTTGCCAGCGTTACACCTGGCTTAAGGGGACGGGCTGGCCGTGGTGCGTAGCGTTCGTGCAGCGCTGCTTTGCCGAGTCGGGTAGGAAGCTGCCGTGGGGAACGGCTGGCGCACACGACCTTTACGAGCGCGGCAAGGCGGCAGGCTGGGCGAAGAAATCCCCGAGGGCGAACGACGTCGCGATCTGGAATGTTGGTTCGGGCCATGCCTCGATAGTCGAGCGATATGACCCGGCTACCGGGAATGTCATCACGATCGACGGCAACTCGGGCAATCGGGTGAAGCGCTGCCTGCGGAATATCAAGTACGCGCGCGGGTTCATTCGCGTCCCCATTGCGCCAGCGCCACAGCCAAAGGTTAAGAGACCAAGGTCGCAGATCGTCACTTCCGAGTCGGGCGCGAAAGTCGCTGTCCGCACCGGAGGACTACTGCACGGCTGGTTGGCGAAGGTCAGCGGCAACCCCTGGAATCCCCCAAACCAAGATCGGAAGAAGAAGTGACGGCCGAAGAACGAGAAAAGATCGGCGAACTCATCGGGACAGTTAAGGCCCAGGAGCGGCGGCTGGGCAAGATTGAAGAGGCGCTTGGAAAGCTTGACGAGAAGATTAGCGGGATGCGGGAGAACATCATGCCCGCCTGCGCTACCCGCTTCGCCAACCTCGAAACCCGCCTAGATGCTCCCGGACGATGGTTCCGTGGCCGCATGACGCGAGCGGTTGACAGTCTTTTGGCGCAGGGCGTCAAGCTCGCGATCATCGCCACTCTAGTTCTCGTCGGCGTTCATATCTGGCCCTAACGGAAAGGAACCATGAAGACCATCACCGACAAGGTGCGCGCAGCATGGGCGAAGCTGCCCGATCGCGCACAATCCGCAGTACGTCATCTCGTGACCACGTTCGTAGTCACGTTCGCGGTGACTGCCCAGCCGCTACTCGCTGGCGTCTATGCCGCGCCCGATCTGAAGACCGCGAAGGCTCTCGCGCTCGCTGCCATTCTGGCTGCCGGCGTCGCTGCCGTTCGCGTTTGTGTACCGCTAGCGATTGTCTACGGCAAGGCGCTCGGCGCCTGGCTACTTGCTCGCCTAGCGTCCTAATCCCAACACGGGAGGTCGGCCATCCGTATTTTGGCGCTCGATATCGAGACCAGACCTGCCCTCGTCTATACGTGGGGGCTCTTTGAGTTGAGGGTCGGCGTGGATCAAGTCGTTGACCCCGGCGGCATGATGAGTTTCGCCGCAAAGTGGATTGGTAAACGCGGCGTCGAGTTCAAGTCCGACTTCCACGACGGTCACGCCGAAATGGTGCAGCGGGCGTGGGAGATGCTGGACGAGGCAGACGTTGTGCTCCACTTCAACGGCCGCTCGTTCGACGTGCCTCACCTCCAGCGAGAGTTTGTCGAGGCGGGGATGCCGCCCCCGTCACCCTTCAAGCAGATCGACTTGCTGCTGGTGGTGAGGAAGCAGTTTCGGTTTCTCTCCAACAAGCTCGCCCACGTCGCCCCGCAACTAGGACTAGAGGGCAAGGTGGAGCATGAGGGATTCCCGCTCTGGACGAAGTGCATCAACGGGGACGCGGCGGCGTGGAAGAGGATGCGCCGCTACAACATCCGGGACGTGACTCTGCTGGAGGATGCGTACGAAATCCTACAGCCCTGGGTTCCGTCGCATCCATCTCACGCGGCATTTACGGGCAAGGAAGTATGCCCGAAGTGTGGCGGGACGAAGTTGCAATGGCGCGGCTATGCCGTTACGTCTGTCAGTAGATACCGGCGCTTCCAGTGTGGTGCCTGCGGCGCGTGGGGTCGCTCGGTGCATCGCGAGACCCATGCGGAAGTGGCCCAAGTGGCGGCATGATCATTCACGGAAACGACCCCGAAAACAACGCCAACTTTCACGAAAACGGCACCTTTACAGATTGTGTGAAAAGTGAAAAGTGCTGGTGCGGCGAGGAGCTCCAACGGCGAACCTATGGCGATCGTGACTTCCCAGAATGCCCGTTGCACGGGAGCGCCTTCGCGCAGAACGCCGAAGAACTAGCGCGCGAGCTACCGAGGCCGGCATGAGAAAGCCCGTCGTCTATCTCGCGGGGCCATACACGCATCCTCCTGACCCGATTGAGAATACGCGGAAGGCGTTGCTTGTCGCGGATACGTTGCTGCTATACAACTGCACGCCGCTCGTACCGCACCTGACGGCGTTTTGGCATCTCATCAGCCCGAAATCCTACGAGGCGTGGCTAGAGATAGACCGCAACCAGCTTGCCGTCTGTGACGCCCTATACCGGATGCCCGGCGAATCGTCCGGTGCTGATCGAGAGGTTGAGTATGCCCACGAACTCGGCATCCCTGTTTTCGCGGACGGCCGCGAGCTCGTCAACTTCCTGAACGAGTGGGATAGAAGGCCGGCATGAATCAGCACGTAGCCGAATACGACCGCTACGCACCACGCGCGCTCGAGATCCTAATCAACCGACTGAACGGCCCCGACGGAAAGCGGATCATCGCTCTCGGTCGCTCCCGGCTCATCCAGGGTTTCGACACGTTCCCGGACGGGCCGATGTTCAAGAAGTCTCCACAGGCTCTAAGAGCCGACACGGACGAGGAACTTTCAGACGGCCTCGTTTATACGGTCGCCCAGATCGCGAAGCTCCTCGACGCGATCCAAGCCCCGTGACAACGGGGCAACGCTACCGAAAGGAAAGCCTCTGCGCTACCCATTAGCGGGCGCCTGCGCGCCC